ACCACAAACCTAATGTCTTCAGCCACCAGCAAACCTCCAATTAAAAAAACCGCACGATGGCGGCTACTGTTCTTTTGTCAGGGTGTTTAACAAGGCTATTCAGGTTACTCTTATGTAACCATCAAAGGAGTAAATTCATGGATAAAACAAGAAAATACGATAGAGCATTACAGCTGGAAATTCTCAACGCACTTATAGACTGTGCCCCCAACACTTTGAACAAGGCACAAGAGATTGAACTCATTGAAAAGTTCGATAATTATGATCACTTCGTGGCCTGTATGCTTTATCTCGAAATGCATGGCCTAGTAACAACGCCATTCGTACGCAGCGACACAATGGCCGGTGTGGAATTTATTTTCAATGCACCGGTATGCTACATCACCGAGAAAGGTATAGATTTCTTACTCGATGATGGCGGCTTGAGTGCCATTTTAAAAGTTCAAACTGTACGACTGCATAACGACACTATAATTGCGCTTGAGGACATAATCCGCGTTGCAAATATGCCTGAAGATCAGAAGAAGGGATTGATTTCAAAACTTCGAGAGCTTCCGGCAGACGCCATAAAACATTTGACCCTACAGCTACTAACTCAGGGGGTTCTGAATCTGCCGAACGCAATTCAACTAATTCAAAGAGCCCTCCAGAAGGGCTGAATTCATCGGAGGGGCGGATTAATTCAAATTTGCCCCATCCAAGCTTTTTACTAAGTGTCACCCAAAATGGGTTCCGAGTGTCAGCGTGTATGTAGAAACTATTCTTATGCATCACAGCAGTGAAAATTTTCATCGTTGATTCAAACCTCATTTGTGCTTCCACCAAGCGTTTTCTTTCCCGACTCCGTCAGTTTTGAACACTGTATGCACCAGAGGGCCGGTGACCAGCCTGTCAGCGAATGACTGCGCAACAATGCCGAACGCCATCATGTCACCCACCGCGGTGCCAGCCTGTTCTTTCTTCCAGAAACGATAACTCTCGATCCGGTAGTAAAGACGGATGATGCCGTGAGCAAACGCCATTACATCAGCGCGGGTACCACCCAGCAGCCCAGCGTTAAGCATTACATCGTTTCGGTGCGCTTCAATGAACTCCTGATAGATGCGCTCCGGATGATTCTGCTTTGCCCAGGTATCGGCGTAGGTCTTTGGTTCTGAACCGACATACACCTTTCCGGCTTCCATTTCTTCCCACGGCGCGCGAAGCATTTCGACATCGGTACCATCGGTACACCAGACGAACCGGTATTCAGGGTGTTCTCGCAGGTGCTGCCAGATGTGCAGCCAGCGACGAAAGTAGACATTCATCTTCACGTCAGGTACGAGATACATCTCAACATCTGTTGGAGCCGTCAGTAATTCATCCACCAGCGCTATACGCCCACACTGGCGAAGCGAGGCCGCCCATTTGCTCAGCATGTCAGGCGAAGCCACCATTTTCGTGCCGCGCTGCGGGTCAGGCTGACTGGTGAGCAGCGTTGTGATAACCACGTCGCGCTGCTGGCGGTATTCAACGTAACCAGTAAACCCGGCATCACGCCGTTCGTTATGGATCTTCACGTTACGTTCCACCAGCGCCTGTCGGTCGGGACGCGGTACCGAACGCTCTACGGCTTCATGCTCATCGAGAGAATGGATCAGTTTTTCTGAACCGACCACGTCACCGTAAGCCCATGTCGTCAGGCCAGCGTTATGGATACGTAGCGCGAGGTCACTGTGTTCGTACATGCCGCGACCGTAAACGGGATCGAAACCGCCAACCTTCTCTATGGCGCTGCGGTGGTAATACAGCATCACGCCACGCTGTCCGGTATAAGCGATGTGCTTATCATCCCGGTACAGGACCGCCATATCCTTCAGCTTATTCGTCCCTGCCAGATCGAGAAACTGGTAAGCGAGGTGCGGTTCAGGTGATTCGATGTATGGAAGGTGCCAGTTATCAGCGATGGGCCAGGCGTCATCGTCCCACAGGAAGAGATGCTCACATCCGGCATCCATCAGGGCTGACAGGCTGGCGTTCTTCGAAGCGACAATGCCGAGTGATGTTTCATGGCGAAGCAGCTGCACGCCGTCAGGCACTACTGCGACAGGTTTAGAGCCGTCGTCGATAACCACCACCAGCGCCCCGGCGGGTAGATGTTTAATGTGCTGCTCAATGGCGCGGTTTAAAACGTCTGGCCGGTTGTGGGTAGTAATGGCAATGCCAATCCGTGACGCTGAAGCGCAGGCAGGCACATACGGGACACCATCAATAGTGACCTGCATTTGATTTTCCTTTTGGACGTGAGCTTGACGCACGGCAAAGCCGCCGAAAGTAATCGGTTTGCCCAAGCTCTCTACTGAAAGCCTCTCTTCAATGTGCGCGTGCGAAGCGCTATAAAAAAAGCCACCAAATTTGTTATGGTGGCATTACTTAGAAGTCGGTTTCAGAGATGTTTAGATATAATCTCAGAAATTTTATTTTTAAATAAATTAGCGCTTTCAGTTAATTTCGCCTGGGTATCTAACAATTCAATTGCAACAGCGCTCTTCTCTTTTTCCTCCATTGCCGACTCAATGTAGGAATAAATTCCACGCTGGTAATATGTAATCATTTGGCTTTTATGTTCTATTAGCTCAGGAAAGTAGGAGATAATGATAGTGTCTAACCGGTTTAGGTTATCGCCGGATTTATTATTTATTAATTGACTTTTTACACTATCGGATATTCCATGCTTATGTGTCATTACGACATCTAAAGTGGACGCGTTAACGACGCCCAAGAAAGCGTTCAGGAGAGAGGTAATCAATCCAATAGCCTCCTCCCCCTTCTCAATATAAACTTGTCGATTGGCTTTCCATTTTTCAAAATCATACTGTTCGCTACGTTGAAGTTTTGCAGCACGAATATTTTGAGTGTTGTTAATAAAAGCAAATATAGCCGCAATAACTGCACCAGATAAAGCAGCACTAGCCGCTATAATGGCACTTGCATTATCATTAAACCATTCACCCATCGGTAAATCTCCCTAATAGTGTAAGGAGAGTAATGTAGCATTATCACAGGCACTCAGTGAATACCTGTTGTAATGCCTTATAGGTCAGCGTCCCTTCGGCCAACTGATAAAAAACATAAAACCGATGAATGCGAATAGCAGTCCAGCAGCTCCAGCAATAACGATTAGAGCCCAAACAAGAATTGTTCCGATGGTTGCGATCACTTGGACCTCACTTCTTTTGGTTGCTGGCAGTTCGCCTGCCACGCTTTGTTATGCGCCAGGATGTCTTTCTTCGTCTGGCGGTCCAGAACATCCCAGTCGTGATCCGTTCCGTAGATGGGTTTAACCCAGTCGCAAGCCGTGTCCACTACCTCAACCTTTACGGGTCCAGTTGTCCCGCAGCTCGCGATCAACATCGTCGCCAGACATATGGTTAACAGTCTGCTGTACATTGCTGGCCTCTTTAGTTGCTTCTACCCGGCGTTCCGCTGCTGCGACCGTTGCAGCTGCGTTATTTTCAGTGCGCTGCTGGTCGGCTTTGGCTTCGGCTTTGCTTGTGCCGCGTGAATGACCAATCCCAAAGGCACCAGCGATAGCAGCCATAACAAGTGCAGCAATAGCGATAAGCGTTTCGAATCCCATATCAACCTCACACCAGGACCGTTTTGGCATGACCGAAGCGAGCACGACGATCTTCCAGCCCGTTAGTGCCGCCGTTGATAATCTTCGTCACCTGCATAAGGTCTCCGGAGTATTTCAGGCATCCCTTAGTAGCGAAGAACCAAGCAGCGCTTCTGGCTGCATAAACATCATCGGCCAGTAGCTCAGGCTGCTTGACCAAATCAACCTTCAGGCCGTTGCCGCAATCACGGTAGTTGTTGAGGCCAGTAATCTGGATAAGCCCACGTCCACGGTATAACCAGCCGTCGCCGGGAGCGTTGTTACCCATGCGCTTGCTGTATACCAGGTTCGCGATGGCGCGTTGTCGCTCAATCGGTAATGTTCGCTCTTCAGGACGACGCCCAAGCGCGTTAGCCTGGTCTGCCGTGAGGCGTCCCGCACGGATGAAGTTAACCAGTCCTGCAATGCGATAGTTGAAGCTCTCCACCAGCAGAGTGAAACCTGCTGATTCGTGCCCAGCCTGAGCAATGAACATGGCCTGGTCTACCGGCTTGGTGATGCCGAACTCTTCCATCGCATCACTGATTGGCTGAAACCAGCGCGCAGCTAACTCGGCGCTTAGCCCAGCCGCCTTTTGAAATTGTGATTGGTTCACGTTGTGCTTTCCCCTGCGATTCTTGCGATGTTGCCGCGCGCTCGCCATACGGCTATGCAGACAACGAGATTGACGACCAACTCTCCGTAATCAACCTGCACGTAATCACCATGCCAGATTCGGAAAGCAGTAAACGCTGGTGCGAGAATCAGCCCATACGCCAAAAATTCCATCAGACGGCGTCGGCGTAGGCTCCGCTTTCTGAAGAACATCAGGCGTATGGTTATCAGGATGCATGCAACAGCGTTAATGTTCAGGATCAGTGTTTGCCACGTCATTCTTCCCCCTTCAATCCGGGTAAGTCTCCTGTCTTCGAGCGCTTAAGAACACGAAGCAGGACGGTGACAGAAACCGTTGAGGCCGCCAGCGCGCCAATGGCTGGAGATACTTTCACGGCAACTGGCGGAGAAAGGTGACTTAATGCCGCATTGATAAGCGCTGCGATGATTTCAGATGCTGTTCCGGCGCAGTAAACCCCACCGATAAATGAGATAAGCGCAAACAGTATCTGCTTCCAGAGCTTATGATCTTCACTGCTCAGGACGTATAAAGCGGCCCCTGCAAGAGAACAAAGCATTACGGCAGGAGTAGCCTCTGGAAACATCGTGGCGAAGGTGATTCCGGTAGTTCCGGCAGCAACACCAGCAGTTGCCGTAGCAGATATCGGTTCTGCGGACATTTAGCCCCCTCTTATTGCCGTGGGTCCTCTCAGTAATGAGGGGAAATAAAAAAGGCCTCTAATGAAGAGGCCTTATTCTTTAGATAGGTAATTGTTTTTTATCTGACATCCCAAACAGTTTCATCCAACTCGATGATGATATTTCCATCTTCGATTTCGAACTCCATAGTCCCGTTAACAGAACTGGTGTCGTTCATGTTTGCGCATCCCGCGTAGAAATTTATCTCGGCTGTGTATTCGAAAAATCCTTCGGCTATCGCCGTGATTTCAAAAGAACCATCAACAACCGAGTATCTCCCATCTCCACCAAAATCAGTAAGAAGATACTCTTCGAACATATACGAATTAGATTCGATAATATCTTTTAAGGCATTCAAATCTGTGGGGTTTGTGCCATCAAGAGGTATTTTATGGTTTTTAATCTGCTGCATGTATCCACCTGTTCGTTGATAAGTGGATTCAGCATATTTCCAAAACGATTATGTCAAAAATGTTTTTTTAATCAGAAATGAAAAAACCCGCTAATCGCGGGTTTCTTAGTGTTTTGCTGCTCAGTTCGCTTTAACGTCCCGAGCCTACCACAATTTAAGCACTTTCCTGCTCACTCTGCAACTTAAATCTGTCGCTATTTGTGCCGAATGCGTCACAAAGTGGTGCGTAAAGCATCGATTCTGCAAGACTAACCCATGTATCAATGCGACGACGGCATGTGATGAGGGTCCAGTCGGGGTGTTTTGAATTAAGCTCTTTAGCCATCTGGAGTTTGCTTTTACGCAGACGATGACGATCAACAATCACGCCATACAGCCCACGGTATTCTTCGTTCATTAATACCGCAGCAATAACGCCGTCAATCTTTAGCCCCTCCTCGTCTGAGCAGAACGCCAGGCCAGTTTTGTTTTTACTGTCGAGGATTTCACGCAGGTATGCTTCCAGCTCGGGTTTAGTGATGCCGGATTTCTTCATGCGGCGCAGCGCATCGTTGATGGCGGATTTGGTTATTTTCCCGGATGCCAGCAGCTGGTTGAACATGTTTCCGCCCGATCCACCACCAATATAAGACCAACGGCCCCACATGCGGAGCTTTCCCTGTACCCAGATACTTTCGAGAGTGCGAAGGCGAACCAACTCGCCGGATTTGCCTACTTCTGAAGGATTGATCATTTGCGTCTCCACTTACGCCAGTACGCCGATTTCCAGCGCACGATCTAAAAACCGAAACAGCAGCGTTAACTGGTCGCCGTGCTTCGCTTCAAATGCCACAGGATCAGCGTGCAACTCATCGTGATGCGCTCTGCACAGCGGTATCACAAACAGGTCGTGCGCTTTGGTACCCATTCCACCCTGCCCGTGGCCTATCAGGTGGTGGGGGTCGTCTGCCGGGTTATTGCAGCAACTGCACTGCTGCGACTTAACCCAGCGGGTGTACTTATCGTTCTCCCAGCGGCGGCGCTTTGGCCTCAGCATGAAAGATTCCGGTGATTCAGGATCGACTTTCACCGAGACTATCTTTTTAACCTTCTCCTGGAGGATTTCAGTCGCCGGTAATGACGGAACAATGTCGCTTTCCCGCATTACTGAAGTGTGCGATTCAGGCTTAATCCTGAGGGCTTTGCTCGCCACTGATTCAGGAACAAGGTCAGCAAGATCGTTACGTACCATCCACCAGCAGAACTCAGGAAGCGAAAGAGTGTGGTCAGGGCTGAAACCTAAATCAATATTTACCCTTTCCAGCAGCCATTTTACCAGGTTCTGCATGGCAATTCCTGCCAGTCTTTCAGTGG